CATAGTCGCATCGATATCTGTACGAACTGGGACCTCGGAAGCGGGGTCGATACCAGAACCGTCAAGCTGACCACCTTCAGTTGAAAGGCGTTCGAAGCGAGACATCCTAGTTGTTTTACCCACATAACTTTCAGCATGATGCAAATCAACGCCGAAGGAGTGGATTAAGTTGAACATTGGGGTGGACAATAGGTCTTCTGAAGCCTGGACCGGTAGTTCCGGCGCCATGTTCTGAATACCTGTGATCCCTGTTGAGAATGACATAGTATTGCCTCTTGTAAGTTGAAATTGTTTTCGCGGTTGACGAAACCAAAAACTGTCTTACGTTGGCGAAGCGTACTATGCAGCCAGGGAAGGGCAGCGAATCCTTCCGATTTATTCGCTATCCCAAATCTATCAAATCTTTTTTTTAATTACAAATGGTTTTCAATCTATCAATTTCTGCGGCCATAACGGAAAGAGCGCGTGCAATATTAAAATTACTTTTTAACCATTCCGGAGGGTCAGATTCTGGAAAGTTTTCTTCATATTCTTTAACCATTCTTTCGTGGTTAGTTTCAGCTTCCTCTGCCTGATTTGCAAAAATTCCAGGCAAATCTTCAATTAGATAGCTGTTTTTGTCCTTCATTTTTGTTCCTATTTTTAAAGCAAGTTGTCATTTTGTAAACATCATGCACAATTGTATTGGATATATTTACCTCATAAAGGTCTTTATGAAGTCGGTTCCAGGCGTGGGCAAATTCTTCAAGCTTTAGATTATTGTAATATTTCCCGAATGCCCACGCCGCGAACTCCTCAACTTCTTCTTCTGGTAAAAATTTATCTACAATATCTCTAAGGCCAACTTGAACAAATGGCCGTCTAGGAATCCACATGCTTTTCAGCCTTATTTTTCAAGTGATACTCAGCGCAGTGTTGATGGCAAATTGAATGCAAACAACCGAGAATAAAAGCTACTTCTGTTTTACATTCGTCACGAATCAAAAGAGTTGCTGCTTGCTTTAATTTTTCGCGCAAGAATTCAAATTCTAACGCTAGTTTTTCATATTCCATTAACCCACTCCTTTCATAAATTGCTGCATTCTTGCCCAGTTAGCCGCTTTTCTTTCTTCGGACAAAATATGCGAACCTGGAGCCGGTGCCGGCTGAGCTAAAGTAGGCATAGAGCTAGACTTTGGCTTGGCTTGATTGATTTCAGCCTTAGCCAATTCTTTTTTTGCTGTAACGGAATTAGGAACTAGTTTTTTAATTGCGTGATAAATATCGGACCACTTGTCATATCCGTCTTGTAATCGGCTTAATGGCCTTGAAATTTCCGGATAATGGTAATCTAAATAGTCGCGGTTTTCTTGCGAGATAACGTGGTGAAAATCTGGGTAATCTTTAGCTAGCCGGTTAGGATATTCGACAGCTTCCCTTTCGGCCTGTTGACGAGCAGCAGCAGCTTCTCTTTGAGCAATGATGGCATTGACTTTCTTCTCAATGCGTACATCTTCGGACTCATCGGGCGGCTCATTCATTCCATGATGCTGCATATAGGCCGCTGGTGTAGGCGACCCTCTAGTGAAAGCTGCCTCCATCGCTGCTTTAAGAGCAGCAGCCTCTGCTTCTTTTTCAGCAGCTCGTCGTTCAGCAGCCTCTCGTTCCAATCGATCTTTTTTTCTTCCTTCTCTAAAGGCTTTGAAGTTTTCATCGTCTTCTAAATTTTTTTGTTGCTTTTCTTGACCTTGAGGTTGATTCAAATTTGTGTCAACTTTTTGTTGTTGCACATTTGTGTCAACTTGTTCTTGTTTTAAAATATTTTCTTGCTTACTTTCAGGGGGAACAACTGTCATATTGGAGTCTCCTTATATGGTTGATACAACTAAGAGAAATGTAAAAGAAATTATTGAAAAACTCAATTCAAATGTTAAAGATAAATTTGAATTTGAAGGAGAAAGGCCTGGTAATCTTGAAAATAAAGACTACCAGATCGAACAAGAAATGATGATGACAAAGCTTCGAGAGGAGCTATTGCAAAAGTTTAAGGACTATAAAACGACCTTGAACTATATGGCAGCGGATGCCCCTATTGGGATTTTATGCCTTCCTAAACCTATAGAAAACGTTTTAATCGACAACGGGATCTTGCGCATCTATGACGTTTTTGACGTGGATTTTACTAAAATCAAAGGCCTCGGAGTAGTCCGCGTCCGGCACCTTACAGCCTGCTTGGATCAATTCTTCTCTATGCTTTAGGAAGTACTCATGCTCTGATGGCATGTCAACTTGTTGATCTTTTCTAACGAAGTTCCAAAAATAGAAAGGATCGGTATTAACGAATTTCCCTGGGTCTTTTGATCCAGGGGTCCGGACAAACTTCCAACCCTTATAAAATGCATCGCACCACGCCTTCATAGTTTGATATTGCTTATCCACGTGTGCAAGGCTGTGCAATTCAGCCATTACAACATCCGAGGGCATAACCCACAGTCTTTTCGTTATTCTATCCAATCCCTTGTTGTATAAAAATACAGCTTGATTTGGTCTGGGCTTCGGTAAATAAGGCCAGGCATAGAACTTTCGACGAATAACGGTGGCAAGGAGGGGATCTTTAGCCAAAAGCATGACGATACAGAATTCATTCTCATTTATGATGCTCTTGTGATTTTCAATACATTGCCGGAGATGCGGCATAATGTCGTCGGTCATTGCGTGCCCGACTTCCAAAGCGTCATATTTTGTCTGATCTTTCATTAGCCGGTTCGAAATTGCACCGGCTGTTTCTCTTGGTTGAATTAATGCACTCATTAAACAAGACCTTCGTTATAATTTCTTTTATACCTGCGCCACTGCTGAGGTGTTGGATTTGGGATTATTTTTAGAAGATGTTTTCTTAGTAGTTTTGCTCTTTTTCCGCTCATTTTTCTTACCTTCTTTCAATTTTGTGACCTTAGTGTCTTTTGTTAAATCTCTAGCCTTTTCGAACTTTTCTTTAAGTGCTGGAGTCATATCCCCATCCTCAACCGGAGGCTTGTAAACAAGCTTAGTCTGCGCCTCCAGCTTTTCCCTGTGCTGCTGGTCAGTTAACTCAATGGAGTAATCCTTTTCACGAGGACCATCTGCTTCTCGTGAGTTATCAATCTTGGTTATTCGCTCGAACATTAATCCTGTCTTTTCCAATAAAGGACTTCTGAATCTAGTTTATGTTTTAGCCCGTCCCACTTGCTTCCAGTGGACCAGCCGCTATATGTCTTCTCTTTTGTCTTTATGAAGACCAAATCAAAGTCTGCCGGCAAAAATAGCTTTGCGTCTGACCACCCATCCGGATCGAATTTGACATCCCGATAGCTTAGTTTTCGCTTCTTCTCTTCGCCGTTTTTTATGTACTTAACAACATCGCGAGCAACTTTTAAGGGGTTCATCTAGGTTGTCTTTTTTTGCGCGTTTAAATTTAAGGCAGACGGTTCCGTATTGGGCGAGCGCGCCTACAACCCAAGGAGGTCGGTGTACTATTTGGTAACGTTCCGGAGTGCAAACGCATCTAATTTGAGCGCGCATGACATCTTTCAAAATCTCGAGGACTTCTTCTTTGTCATAGGCATATAAATACTCGGCATATTTCCCGACCTCCTGCTCGATTCTCTCTTGCAAGTCGGCTAGTTCAGCGGTTACTTTATGGGCTATATAGCCATACTCGGTTGAACCTGGGATTGCATGGCATTCGCCATCAAAAATTGGGTAGTCGTCCATTAATGATCACACTCGTTTGTTTTTTTATGGGGCGTTGGTCTAGTCGTACCGGATCTAGGTAAAAAAGCTCCGGATGAGCTGTCTGATCCTGCCGGAGTTAAGTCCATGTTTTGTTGCCAATGTTCGTTCGGAACTGCTCGGCCTTTCCCATGCTTAACAACGTCAGCTGTCCGATTCTTTGTGTAATCGGGATTGTGCTTCGTATGCTTAGACATTTGAACCTCAATGGTTTGTTATGTAACGCAATGTAAAAAAAGGGGATTAGGCGTTTTCCGCTTATCCCCAACCCGTGCCTACACATGTCAGGTCGGGATTAATGCTTCTCTTTGTGTTTTTTGGCATAGTTAGCCAGGCCATCAACGGATTTTTTATATTCTTCAGCTTGGTTCATCTCGCTAGAATACTTTCCGTCGGCAACCTCAACGTCTGCCATTTTCTTTTCCCAATGACCTTCGTTAAACTGCGGCATAGCAGCAACTTTGTCATGTGGGTGATGCTTGTGTTTTTTATGCTCTTTCATACTTTCTCCTAGCCAGCGGCCGCCGGCACTTGTTGATTTGCTTTATTTACTCCCCTGATGTACTCGGCCATTTCCAGATTGCTCCGGAAGTTGTCAAGGTCCATATCTTCTAACTCAATCATTTGCTTAACGATTTCCAGGTCTGCCTTAGCTGTTTTGTACTCGGCATCGGCAGTGATATCTTGAATCTTAGCCATGCGTTCTGAAGCCGCAGCCAGGCTATCTTGCTCTTTAGCCAGATTAGCCCTAGCCTTAGCGAATAGATCGAGTACTTTTGCGTTATCCAATTTAGCAGCTTGTTGAGCATCGGCTTGTTGAGCTTGTGATTGCTGTTGCATTGCTTCTTCCATATCCGCGATAACTTGGCGTTTATTCGTGATAAAAGCTGCGCGGAGTATTGACTTGTCAGGTATTGCCATTCCGAGTTGTTTAAAGTGCAAGAGTTGCTGCAATTCCATTTGACGTTGCGTGGTTGAGTAGTTACCCTCTTCAACTGCAACGGAATATTTTTGAGAGTAGGAACTAAAGAATCGGGGATCCGCTTCATGGCCAAGGATGTTACGTACCTTACCTTTAGAGAAGTTTTTACGAATTGCCTGCAACCGAATCTTTCCATATAGTCTCTGTGTATAGTCCAGCTTGTCGTAGATGGTTTGCAGCGTAGTGAGGCCAGCTCCCTGACGTAGCATAGATAATATCCCAGACTTGTCGTCTGTCGCCGCGCCCAATAGCTCTTCATTTACCCCTGAAATTTTAGTAATATCCTCTGCCAGACTGTTAGACAGCTCAAGCAGAGATTGAGGAATAGACACCGGCTCAATTCTTTGAATTTCATTGACCTGCCTGCCTGCTTTTAATGGGATTAAGAACCCATCACCCCCGCTTGATTGACGGAAGCATTTTGGGTCCGGTACAACGTCGACCGGATAAATCCAACCAGCGTTTAAAGAACTTTGTAGTATTTGAAGCTCGATCACTTTGCGCATGTTGTATAAGAACTGCGCATCTCTTAGGTTTCGGATAATGCCTTGTTTACGCCATGCATATGCTTGAATATCCGGCTCTACATAACATTGCGCCGGCACAAATGGATATTCATCAATACCGAGGAGATTCTTGCCGTGATAGAACATTTTTCCGGAAAGACTGATAACTAATTTGACTGTTGGAATGTCAACTTCTTGAACTTTTAACCATGGTTGGAAATACATTACTCGGTCGAGTTCGTCTTCCTCTGCCGTTGGGTCGTCTTCCCATTCGATTGCTTCTCCGGTGTGCGGGTCAAGTATGATCTTACCTTTCCGTGTCGTACGATAATAGAACTCGTCGTAGGTGAAGAGATTATTGATAGCAACGTTTTGCAGTTCTGCCTGCATAGGAAATC